ATGAGCCCGGCTGTCGGCGCCTATCTGCGCGGCCGAAGCCCGCGGCTGGCGTTCTGGCTGTGGAGCGCCGGCGTCCTGGCCGCCAACATGGCCGCCACCGCGATCATCGCCAGCGTCGCGCCGAACCTGCTGTCGTCGGACTGGCCCCTGCGCCTGCTGCTGTGGCTCGTCTGGCTTGTCGCCGCTGTCCGCCGCTTGCGCGACGCCCGCTGGCCGCTCTGGCTGAGCGTCCCGGCCCCGGTCGCCAGCCTGGCCAGCGCCGCCTTCTTCGACCTCGCCCACGACCAGCACGACGTCGCCTTCCACGTCGTCCTGCGCATCCAGGTCGAGGGCGTGGTGCTGGTGCTCGTGGCCGGCGCGGTGATCCTCGTGGGCTGCCTGCCCTCGCGCCCGCCCCGGATCCAGCCCCAGGCCCGGGCGGAGGCGTTCGGATGAAGCTGGTCCTGGCCTATCTGCGTGGTCGCGGCCGGCGGCTCGAATATTGGCTCTCGCTGATCGCCATGATCGTCGGCGTGTTCGCCGTGCTGGAGATCCCTCACGACGAGCTGTTCGGCGACGCCGTGGACTGGGTCAGCCTGGCCGTCTGGTGCGCCTTCGCCGCCCGACGCCTGCGCGACGCGGGCCTGCCGTTCTGGCTGGCGCCGTTTCCGCTGCCGATCGTCCTCGTCGGCCTCGCCCTGAACAGGATAGTCGGCGTCCCGCCCAGCGTCGCGGCGAGCCCGGAGGCCTCCATGAGCCTCGCCTCCCTGCTGGCCGCCTTGACGCTGTTGGCGCTGGTCTTCGTCCTCGGCTGCCTGCCCTCGAGGGCGCCCAAGGCCACGACCCGCGAAACGGCCGACATCTTCGGCTAGAGCCGTCGCGCGCCCAGGCTGACGGCCCGCGCCAGGGCCTGGGCCAGCTGGGCGTCCGAACGGGCCAGGGCGCCCGCCTCGCCGCCGGCCACCTGCACCGTCACGCTGATCCCGCCGCCACTACCGCCAACGGGCTCTATCGTTCCCGCCCCGGCCGGCCGGAACACCTCGGGCCCGCGCTCGCCGACCAGATAGGCCCCGCCGCCGGTCACCGGTCCGCCCTCGGCCCGCGCCCCGGAAAACACGCCCGCCATCGCCGCGCTCAGCGCCTCGCCCAGGCCGCTTCCGCGACCGCCGGATACCGCGCCCAGCACCGCCCGCGCCAGTTCGGCCAGCGACAGCTCGCCGTCGGCGGCGGCCCTGGCCAGCGACCGCGCCAGGGTCTCGCCCGCCTGGGCGAAGGCGTCCTCGATCGACCGCGCCGCCGCCCGGGCCGGGGCCTCCAGGCCCGCCAGGGCGTCGGCCGCCTCGGCCGTGCGCAGCGGCAGGCCCTCGTCGAAACCGCTCATGCCTCGTCCTCCATCCCGTCGGGAAACCGCGCCATCAGCGCCGCCAGGTCCGGCCTCCCCAGCGCCGCGCCCGCCCCCTGGCCCGCCCCCTCGCCCGCCAAGGCCCGCCACTCCTTCAGCGACAATCGCCAGAACGCCGCCGGCGGGATGGCGAACGCCACCGCCGCCCGCCGCAGCATCCCGCCCCAGGGGCTCACGCGGCCGCCGCCAGGGCCATGGCCACCGCCGCGGCGGCCTCGCGCGGGTCCAGCCGGCCCGCGTCCAGCGGCCCCAGCTCGTCGTCGACCAGCGCCTCCAGCACCGCCATCAGCTCGCCCGCCGACGGCCGCGCCAGCCGCGCCGGCAGCTGGCTCCAGTCGGACAAGCCCAGCGCCGCCTCGATCCTGGCCAGGCCGCCCAGCGTCAGGCACAGCCGTCGCGTCACCCCGCCCAGCGTCACGACCGCCTCGCCGCGCGCCGCATTGGAAAGCGCCATCTCGCCGCCCTCCCCTAGATCGCCGTCACGCTCACCGCCCCGGCCGAGGCCAGGGTCAGGGCGAAGGCCGCCTCGCCGTCGTGCTGGCCGGCGTATTCCAGCGCCGAGACCAGGAACGGCCCCTCCAGCTGGGCGAAGTCGGGGATCACCAGCCGCCAGGTCCTGGCGGTCTGCGCAAAGAAGCTGTCGCGCACCAGGGCGTCCGAGGCCGCGTCACGGAACACCCCCGCCCCCGACACCGCGGCCGAGCGCACGCCCGCCCCGGCCAGCAGCTCGCGCCAGCGCCCGGCGCTGTCGCCGTCGGTGGCGTCGATGGTCTTGGCGTTCAGGCTGATGGTCCGGGCGCGCAGGCCCGCCACCGTCACGAAGGCCTGCGGCGAGCCCCCGTCGCCGATCTTCAGCAGCATGTCCTTGCCGGCTTGAGCGGCCATGGTTTGTCTCCTTCTCGGTTGGACTTCAGGCGGGCTCGCTGACGGCGCGCACCCGCAGCACGCCCAGGGTCAGCTCGTCGTCGGCGGCGGCGAACACGTCGCAGAACCGCACCTTCAGCGAGGCCAGCGTCCGGCCCTCCACCGCCGGCGCGGCGTCGTGCAGCGTCATCCGCGCGGCCGCGACCATGGCCCGCGCCTCCTGCGCCCCGCCGAAGCGCGAGGCGCAGGTGAGGGTCACGACGTGCTCGAGTAGGTCGCCCTCGCCGACGGGCCGGCTCTCGATCCGGCCGACGCTGACGCAGGGATAGGTCAGCATCCGCGGCGGAGACGCGTGCACCCGCGCCCCCACGATCGCCGACACCGCCGGCGCGCTCGCCAGCAGGTCGGCCAAGGCCCTGGCCAGGGCGATCTCGGCGCTCACAGCCGCGCCTCGCGATAGGGCGCGAGCCAAGGCTCGACCAGCGACAGCGGCGGCGGCCGCGCATCGCCGCGATGCTCATAGGCGTGGCAGGCCAGGATCAGCACCGCCAGGCGCAACGGCGCAGGACTGGCGGCGCTTAAGCCGACCCCGGCCGCCTGCCCGACCCGCGCCTCGGCGGCCTCGATCAGCAGGGAAACCAGTTCGTCCTCGCCGCCCACGCGCAGGAAGTCCTTGGCCTGCGCCAAGGTCACGGAATTGGGCATGGGGATTTCCAGTCTTTGGGGGGGGAAGACCCCCTCAGTCGCTTCGCGACAGCTCCCCCAGAGGGGGAGCATCTAAAATCCTCCCCCTCTGGGGGAGGTGGCCCGGAGGGCCGGAGGGGGCCGCCCCACCAGGGGCGGCCCGGCGGATCAGCTCACCGAGAACTTCAGCAGCTTCACCGCGTCGAAGTTCTGCACGCCGCCGCCCACCCTTTTCGTGGTGTAGAAAAGCACGTGCGGCTTGGCCGAATAGGGGTCGCGCAGCACCCGCACCCCGGCGCGGTCGACGATCAGGTAGCCCTTCTCGAAGTCGCCGAAGGCCACGGCCAGACTGTTGGCGCCGACATCGGGCATGGCCTCGATCTCGGTCACCGGAAAGCCCAGCAGGGACGCCGACTGCCCCGGCTGCAGGGCCGCGTTCCAGATGTAGTTGCCCTGCGCGTCCTTGAACTTGCGCACCGCGCTGACCGTCCTGCGGTTCAGCACGAAGCGGCCGTTCTGGCGGTACTGGGCCCTGGCCGAATAGATCAGGTCGATCAGCTTGTCGGTCGGGTTGCTGGCCGGCCAGTTGCCGGCCACGCCGGTGGCCACGTAGCCCAGCTGGCCCCAGGTGTAGCTGGCGTCCGGGGCGGCGGTATAGGCCAGGAGGCCCTTGGGCTTGTTGACCCCGTCGCCGGCCACGAAGGCCGCCGTCTCCTGGGCGGCGAAGGCGTCCTGCACTTCTTCCGCCAGCCACTCGTCGATGCTGACATAGGCGTCGTCCAGCAGCGCCTGGGTGGCGGCCGGGCTGGCGTAGAGCTCGCCGGCCGGGAAGTCGATGACGTCCAGCGTCGGCGCCGTGGTCTCGGGGCGCGCGGCGGTCTCGGCCACCCAGGCCGCCGCCAGGCCCGTGGGGCTCACCGGCTTGCGGAACGTGCCGCCGCCGATCGTGCGCACCTGGCAGATCTCGCGCATCGGGCTGGTGGCGGCCAGGCGGCGCAGGATCTGCCGCTCCAGCTCCGGCGGCGCCACATAGCCGCCGGCCGTGGCCACGCCCTCCGACAGGCCCTTGGCTTCGAGCAGGCCAGCGGTCTCGCCGGTCTTCACATAGCGGTCGAAGGCGGCCTTGCGCTCGTCGACCCGCGCGGCCGGCGCCTCGCTCGCCAAGGCCGGACGGCGGCTGTCGGCCAGCACGCGGTCCAGCCGATCCTGGGCGGCGTTCAAGGCCGCGTCGATGCGCGACACCTTCTCCTCCAGCAGCACGTCGGCGCTCTTGCTCTCGATCGCCGCCAGCCGCTGGTCGTTGGCCGCCTTGAAGCCTTCGAACGCCGCCAGCATCTCGGCAAGCGCCGCCCGGGCCTCCGGCGAGGCCGGGCCCTGTTTGGTTTCCTTCATGGAGTTCTCCGTGAAAAGCCCTTCCCCCTCGATGGGGGAAGGGTTTGGGATGGGGGTGACGCGGCGCGTCAGCCTCCAAAGCCGTCGGCGGTCAGAGGCGCGGAAAGGCCGCTCCACCCCCAACCCCGGCCCTTCCCCCATCAAGGGGGAAGGGAGATCTCAAACCACCCGCAGCCTTGCCTGCGGCAGCATCGGAAAGGTCACGATCGACACCTCCCAGAGGTCGACGCGCGACAGCACCCGCAAGGCCCCGTCGCGCCGCGCCTTGACCTGCCGAAAGCCGATCGACAGCCCGTCCAGCGCGCCGGCCTCGACCAGCGCCGCCACCAGCCGTCCGCGCGGCGTCGCGCAAATAATCCGGCCACGGACAAACAGGCCGCGCGCGTCCTCGAACGCCTCGTCCCAGACGCCCACGGGCTCGGCCTCGTCGTGCTGGTGCAGCATGCGGATCGGCCCGGCCTCGAGGCTTTGCCTGAAGGCCCCCGCGGCGGTGACGTCGTCGTTGAGGTCGCGGGTCCAGAAGAGGGACGCGTAGCCCTCGATGCGCAGGTCGCTCATCGGCCCACCCCATCCAGCTTGGCCTCGATCCGCACCAGGGCCGCGCGCGTGGCCTCGGCCTGGGTCTCCAGCCTCGCCAGCCGCTCGGCCACCGGGGCCTGGGCTTCGAGGCGCTTCTGCATCTCGTCGATCCGCGCGCTGGCCCGCCCGGCCCACATCAGCGCCGCGGCCGCCTGCAGCGTCACCGCCACCAGCACGGCCGCCGAGATCTGGCGGTCCAGCCGCCAGCGGTTCGTCGTGGTCATGAAACCCCCTCAGTCGGCTTCGCCGACAGCTCCCCCAGAGGGGGAGCATCTTGGTGCGTAGATCCTCCCCCTCTGGGGGAGGTGGCCCGGAGGGCCGGAGGGGGCCGCCCGCAAGGGCGGCCTCGGCGCTTCACCCCTCCAACCCCGCCAGCCGCCTGCGCTCCTCGTCAGTCAGGAAGCTCGCCGCCTCCAGCCGCGCCCACAGGGCGTCGCGTTCAGCCGACAGGGCCGGCACGGCGTCGAGATCGCAGCCGACCCGCGCGCCGGGGAACTTCGGCGCCAGCCAGGCGGTGATCGCCCGCGCCGCCCGCTCGGCCAGCGGAACCACCGTGTGGCGCCAGAACGCGCCGTTGGCCTCGCGATAGTTGGCGTAGGTATTGTCGCCCGGGATCCCCAGGAGCTGCGGCGGAACCCCGAAGGCCAGGGCGATCTCGCGCGCCGCCGCATGCTTGCCCTCGACGAAGTCCAGGTCGGCCGGGGTCAGCGACATCGGCTTCCACTCCAGCCCGCCTTCCAGCAGCAGCGGCCGGCCGGCGTTGTCGGCCCCGGCGTGGGCGCCCGCCAGCTCGGCCTTCAGCCGCTCGAACTGCTCCTCGCTCAAGCGGTCCCCGTCGCGCCCGCCATAAACGAGCGCCCCCGACGGCCGGGCGGCGTTGTCGAGCAAGCCCTTGTTCCACGCCCCCGAGGCGTTGTGCACGTCGATGGCGAAGGCGGCGGCTTCGAGCGGCGAGGCCCCGTAATGGTCGCTCGTCGGGTTGAACAGCTTCAGGTGCAGCACCGGCAGCCAGCCGTCGCCGTCACGCCCGATCCGCGCCGTCCGCCCGCCGGCCTGGTAGTCGTAAGCCGCCGGCCAGCCGCGCGGTCCGGGAACCACCGCCATCCGGTCGGGCCGCAGGGCGTAGAGCTCGCTGGGTCCCTCCCCGGCGGCTTCCCCAGAGGCTTCCAGGTAGCCGTTCCCGGCCACCTGCAAGTGGCCGAAGAACGCCTCCATCAGGTCAGGCCCGCCCTGCTCGGGATTGGGCGCGGCCAGCAGGCCCGCCAGCGGATGGTCGTCCGCCCGCCTGCCGCCATGAAACACCGCCAGCGGCACGGCGGCCGCGGCTTCCGCGATCATCCGCACGCAGCGATAGGCCACCGGGTTCTTGGCGAAGCCCTCGCTCGCCAGCGCCCCATAGTCCCGCGGCGTCCACTGCGGCCGCCCGCCGCTGGTCAGGGCGACCAGCCTGGCGGCCCGCGAATCCTTGATTTCCGGCACGCGCCGGCGCGCGAAAAGGGCCATGGCCGCTCCCGTGAAGGTTGAGAACAAAGAAAGAACAAGACCCTCCCCCTGAAGGGGGAGGTGTCGGCGAAGCCGACGGAGGGGACCCCGGTGGACGCGCCCAAGCGCACCCGTCAAAATGCCAAGGCCCTTCGACGCACCATGAGCCTGCCGGAGGTCCTGCTATGGATCGGCCTCAAGGCGCGTCGCCTCGAAGGCCTGCACTTTCGCAAGCGGCATCCCGTCGGACCCTACGTGCTCGATTTCTACTGCGACACGCTAAAGCTGGCGGTCGAGGTCGACGGCTGCGCCCACGACACCGAGGATCGGCCCTACCGCGACGCCAAACGAGACGCCTGGTTCTCGGCGCGCGGCATACGCACGCTTCGTATTCCCGCCATAGAGGTCCTGGCCTCGGTCGATGACGCCCTCGCCACGATCCTCGCCTGCGCAGACCCCCTCCGGCCCTCCGGGCCACCTCCCCCAAAGGGGGAGGATCTTGCGCGCCAAGAAGATGCTCCCCCTCTGGGGGAGCTGTCGCGGAGCGACTGA